TAAAAATTTGAACCCAAGGAATCTGAGTAGTTTTATATGAACTCTGTTTCGTTTATCAACGATATTCCAGAGCAACTTCTCTTCTCTACTTTCCACATATCTTTTAGCTTCTCTTGCAAAAGTTAGTGGGTATTTATGAATAGCTGGTGTACATAGCATCCAGATTCTGCCATCTTCCTGTACGCCGGCTATTCCGGCTAGTTCACCGTTCGGAACTGTGAAATACACTGTGTCTCCATAATCGGCACACGCGGGTATTGCAACAACAGGATCATGTCCATGACCCTCTTCTACTTCTCTACGGTCATCTGGTAAAAGGTTAGAAGCTACATTAAGTGCAGCCTCTAACGTTATTGGGTGAATAAGTTTAGACACGTCTATAAAATCTATTTGTAAAGTCTCCTTCCCATGCCAGTGAATAGAGTGTGGCTGGTGCTGGATGTTCTGATTTAACGTTTACTTTTAGGTTTGTATTTCTCTCATAACAAGGAACTGTTTCTATTACTTCAGGAACAATCGGTAATCTACTTGCGCCTACAACGCCAGCTAGTCCTAACTCCTTTGTTTCAGTAAAATCTGGTTTTCCATCTCTTTGTATAGTTGTTGAATAAACTCCAAGAGGTCCAAAACTAAACTTTATCCTATGTACAATAAGTGAGGATTTAGCATCAGATCTATATTTATCTCCTACTTGTTGAGTTACATATAAGGTTGGAATTTGTACATCCATCTCATATAGATAACCAATTATAAAAGAGTTGTTTGACCAATTTCCTGGAATTTCTAAATTAGAACCAGATACAGTAATTAGTGCATATCTACCTAAATCATTTCCAGCATCAGTGTCATAAGCTACTAACTGTTTTGTACTTTCATATCCATTAGGTTTTGGAATTGTAGTTTTAATAGTTGTAGTGTTATAAGTATTTGATGCCGCTGTAACAGAGGTAGAGTGATCTAAATGAACTCTATAAATACTGTCATCATCTGTACTGGTAGTGCCTTGTGTATCAGTTACAAAATGTCCAGCATCATCAAGCTTTAGAGAATATTTAACAATCTGATCTTTATTGTTATTACGAGTAACAACGTATAAAGCATCATCTAGCATACAGTGATATTGAATATTTCCTGTTATTGTCCATGTAGTCCAAGCTTGTAATAACCGTCTATCTCCAGAAGTAAAATATCTAAAACAATAGATTTTATCTGTATCTTTTTGACTAAAGAATACAACTGAATTTTCTCTGGATACTGAAACTAAACTAATATTTTTATCTAATAATCTTGAGATAACTTTACTTTGATCAACTACATCAGGTTCACCTTGTCTAACAACATTAGACATTTCAAAGAACCTAGTAAATTGATTAGCATTATCTATGAATGCAACAGTAGTACCTAAAGAAACAGGATGTGTTTTTTCATTGAAGTTATAAGATGATACTGCATTAATCTTTGCAGTTTCAGGACTTAAAATATCACTGTCTGTAGTCAGCATAAATTGCTGATTTTTAGTAAATAGCAATAAGCCAGCATTAACCTGAATACCGTCATACACAATTGCTGGGTATGTAGAACTACAGGAAAGATCTATAACATCTTGAGGTGTAAAGGTAGTAGCAGTCTTAGACCAGAAGTTAAAAAACTCGCCAGGTCTTGACATGATTACGTTTTCATCACTTAGGAAGACTAATCTATTTCTAAAGAAAACTAATTGATTTACTGTTTTACCAACAAAGGAAGGATTGGGATTAGTTAATTCATCCCCTACTTCAGCATTTTCCCAAGTAGATTGTGAAACCGTAAATGTTCCATTAGCCTGTCTAACTAATTGGATAGGCATAGTGCCTTTATCAAACTCTATATTTCTGCTAGGTTTCGCACATTCTTCCCATACTCCGTCTCCATCTCTGTCATTATGACCAAAGAATTTAACGTAATAATCATCAGCATCTGCTTCACTATTAGCAACTTTTACAACATATCCATGCTTACATTGAGAAGGCAACTCATCTACATTCTTCACCTCACTAGACATAACTCTAAGCAAATCACTTGATGGAGCTGTAACGTTAAATGTTCCTGAAGGTCTAGTTATATATAAACCAGTTCCAATCTGTTGAACATTTGCAGAAGTGAAATTACCAGTCGCAATAATAGCTGTACGAATATCACCAATAATTGATTCAGCTGTTACTGCTGTTTCTGTATCAAATGGTGTTGGATTAGGTCTAATTAATCCTAAGTTTGCCTGTACATTTGCTGTACTAATTGCTTCGACAGTTACTTTGTAGTAACCATCTTTCATCCAAACGTAGAAATAATCACCTTCTTGCCAACCTGTACCTCCATATAAGAGATCAAAGGTTGTGGTATATCTGGCTTGATATGTGGTTGTTGAACTATTACCTGAACCAGTAGTAAATGGAACTGATTGTCCAACAGTTCTAATTCTGAAATATAGGTTTACTCCTCTATTAACTGAATTATTACTGGAATCTTTAACGTCAATAGTATATGTATAACTGCCAGAGTTTGCGTCATCAGTCAAACTTACTCCATCTGTTACGTTAAATATTTTAGTCCCAACGTTAGGAGCATAAGCATCTCTACCATCACCAGCACTGTCATCGCATCTAGTCGAGTTTGAAGGGCGGCTAGTGCGAGCAACCATAGCTCCATTACTATCACAATAATTATTACTTGATTTAATAAGTTCAACATCTATCCTCGTTACAGTGGAGACAGCTGTAGTAGTTGTGTTATCAAATAAATTAACTGCATACTGTCTTGCATAAGCTGTAGCTTTTAAATCTATAAAAACTTCAGGGGGTCTAACAGGTTCAACTGTTGAAGACATAGTTACTGTCTTAGTTCTGTTAGTTAAAAATGTATAGTCATTAAGAGTTAGTGTTTGTATATCTTCGTCATTTGTATGTGTGAGATAGGTAGTTAAAGCAGTAGCAGTACCTGAGTCATAGTTAACAGTCATTGCTTGACCATCACTACATCTCCACATATTTATATCGCCCGATCTAGAAACTTGTCCTATATAACTTTCTGTTTCATCACGGTAATAGGAAAACCATTTACCGTTAGTTTGTGAATTTAAAGCTGAGGTTCCATTATCGCTAATAGATGCAACCAACTTCCCTCCTGGACGCTTTAATAAGCCATGTGTTACGTCAGGGATCACATTATTTGCGACACTGACTTGTCCAGGAATCTTGAGTTCATCTGGCTGTTGAGATAAACCACCAGTCAGTGTAGGTATTGTTTGAGTAACACTTGCCATTATCTTTGTAGTGCTTTGTAAGGTTGATAAGGTCTATATGCAGATTCATGCGGCCAGCCCATAAAGGAGTGGTCACCTTGATTACATTCATATTCAAGTACATTTGCTCTTGCAGATTGCTCTTGTATTTGTAAGAGTGCAACCAGTTCTCTATTGGCAACCAGCTGAGTAGCTGCACGAACAGCAGCTTTCGAGATTATGTATCTTTGAAATATTGGTGGTACGTCTTCAAATGGATAGAGAGTAACGATATCAAGATAAAGATCATCGTCAAATTGATCTGTATGACTTACCTTATCGTATAGTCTTCCATTTCTTTTTACTAAATCCCTAGACTTATCAATGTGACTGTCATGTAAGTCATAACGTAAATAGTTACTAGGAACATTTATATATTTAGTCGTTGCATCTGGGGTAACAAGTACATGATCCTCAGTATTAAAATGCCATCCTTCACCTTGTACATCTTTGTTTGCTTCGACTAATAAGTTATAAACAAATGCTGTTTCTGGGTTGTTGTAGTTGAGCGTAGTCAATGGTGATTGACCTATGCTACCCAAGATTGAGTTAACTGCGGATAGTTCGGTATCGGGTTGTATTGTTGTGGTAGCCATAGATAAAAAAAAAGGGACCCGAAGGTCCCCGATAAATGTATAAATTAGAATGCAGAAGGAGCAGTAGCACCAACATAAAGTTCAACAGCAGCAGCTGGGTTTAGGTAATCTGCACCCATAGCCATGCGACCTAAGATCACATCACCTTGGTAGATTACAGAAACGTCTCCGTTTGTTACCTGAACTTGTGGTCCGATTGCTTCAACAACACCAGCAGCTTCCTTTTGGAAGATAAGTCCACATGACTTAGCACCTAACTCAGTGTTAGTACCGTAGTCATTGTTAACTCCGCCTGTTGCGTTTGCGTTCTCAGGTGTAGGTCCGATGAAAGAACCTGTATTTCCAGGACTTGTTTCGCCTGTTGTTCCGCCGTACTTAACACCATACTTGCCAAGGAAAGGAATATTCATTGACTTGTAGATGTGGATTCCAGCGATTTCGATAACGCCGTTACCACCTTGTAAAGCAGTACCCTGAACGTCTCTGTTTACTAGACCGTTAGAACCGATGTCCTGTATAAGTGCGTAGTATTGACGAGGGTTTAGAACAGCGCATCTACCTTGAGAGCTGACTCCTTTCTCATCCATTGCAGCGGCGGCATCATAGAATGCGTCTACCAGTGCGCTGGCAGTGAAAGCATCAGATTCATTAGTACCTGAACCAACTCTAATTTGTGTTCCGCCAGGTTCTACAAAGTTTGTAGCAGAAACTGGAGAAGCAGATCTAGCTCCACGTGTAATTGAACGGAAGATTAATCTGTCATATTTTTCAGCAAGAGCATATCCAATCTTCTTAGATATTTCTCCTCTTAATTCGTAGTGAGCAAGTGTCTCATCTAGGTCATACACGAATGCAGAACTGATAAGTAGGTCATCCATCACAATTGTTTTTTCTGCGACTGGAGGAGCCTTGTCACTATTACCCAATATAGGGGTTCCTGGCGTATGGAAGGAACTTGTCATACGACCTGTATAGATGAACTGAAGTGATTTTCCGTTCTTAAGGGTTCTCTTAGTTACGAGATCTCTAGCGATAGTCTCGTGTTGGAAGCCTTTAAACATCTCTCCACTAAACAGCTTCAGGTACAGGGCGTACTTATCGGTAGCACCACCATAACCAGTACCTGTAGATAGATTACTTCTACCTAAGGCAACTTGATTAGCATTAGCCATCTTTTAGTTAAAAATTAAAGGTATATTTGTTCGTCTACGTACGTAAAAAGTTATGAGTCTTACTTGGACTCATTGATATTGTGGTCTATCCCACCGTCTAGACGGCTGATTGGTATCCTCCTTGGAGGGCAAAAAGCCAAATTGAGTAGGGAGGAGTCGAACCTCCCCTAGATCACCTATTTGATTACTCTTGTGTAAGCAATGCCACGATATACGAAAGTAACTTTCATCGTCATCTCCATATACCTAAGCCCCGTTCCATGCTTAGGAGTCATGCGTCCCTGTAGGGATGAACGGACGTGGCTGCCAGTGTCTGATAACACCGGAAATAATAAAACAATTAGTTACGAGATAACTAATAAAAATAAAAGTACGAGTGATAGCAATAATGTTGTCATAAGATTTAGTCTTATCATCACTAAAACTACCAAGGGCGTACTTCCATATAGTCCAAATTTTTTTAGCCAATTTGTGGAGCTGATAATGCAACTTCTGTTGATTCAGTTGATGCTAAATCAAGTGGGAAGTTGTGAGCGTTACGTTCATGCATAACTTCAAAACCAAGGTTAGCTCTGTTAACTACATCAGCCCATGTAGGTACAACTTTACCGTTGCTATCTACTATTGACTGGTTAAAGTTAAAGCCATTAAGGTTAAATGCCATTGTGCAGATGCCCATAGATGTTAGCCATATGCCAACAACCGGCCAAGTAGCAAGAAAGAAATGTAAAGAACGGCTATTGTTGAAACTCGCATATTGAAAAATTAATCTCCCAAAGTACCCGTGTGCAGCGACAATATTATATGTCTCTTCATCTTGCCCGAACTTATAACCATAGTTCTGTGATACATCCTCTGTTGTTTCCTTAATAAGGGAGGAAGTAACCAAACTTCCGTGCATAGCAGAGAAAAGAGATCCACCGAATACCCCAGCAACACCGAGCATGTGGAACGGATGCATAAGGATATTGTGCTCTGCCTGAAATACAAACATAAAGTTAAAAGTACCAGAAATACCGAGAGGCATACCATCACTAAAACTCCCTTGCCCAAATGGGTATACAAGAAACACAGCAAGAGCTGCTGATAGTGGTGCTGTATATGCTACAAATATCCATGGTCTCATTCCTAGTCTGTATGAAAGTTCCCACTGTCTACCAGCGTATGCTGCTACTCCTATTAAGAAGTGGAAGACAATAAGTTGATATGGTCCGCCGTTATATAGCCACTCGTCCAGTGTGCCGGCTTCCCAGATCGGATAAAAATGTAGTCCGATTGCGTTAGAGGAGGGGACGACTGCTCCTGAAATAATATTGTTTCCGTACATTAACGAGCCGGAAACTGGCTCACGTATGCCATCTATATCTACAGGCGGTGCTGCGATGAAGGCGAGTATAAAGCATGTAGTAGCAGCTAGTAAGCA